TGAGAAGCTAGGCATACACACTGAAGGTATGTATCGCAATAACTTGATTTCAGCGATTGAGGCGAAGCAATGATTGAGAATCAACCACCACAAAGCGAAGAGGCAGAGCAATCCGTTTTGGGTGCGATGTTGATAGAGCCTCGCTGTATTGATGACGTTGCCGATATTTTGCTAGATGGTGATTTCTACCGAAAGGAACACCGCGAGATTTACAAGACAATTATCGACTTGAGCGCGGAAGGTTCAGCCGTTGATGTGGTGACAGTTTCGGATGTTGTCGGAGATTTGGCTTATCTCAGTTCGTTGGCTAAGAACACGCCATCGACTCATAACGCGAAGTCATACGCCAGGATTGTACGCAAAAACGCAAAGCTAAGATCAATCATTGAGATATGCGGTGATGCGATAGGCGAGGCGTTTGGTGATAACTCACCGGACTACGTTGCAAACAATCTTGGCAACAAGCTAGACGCTATTGAATCAGTGAATGACAACACAGCGCAGGGAATGAAGGAAATAGCGCGGTTGGCTGTGAATGAGTTAGAGCATAGACACCAAGCGAAAACCGACTTAATCGGATTCTCTACAGGTTTGGCGGATGTTGACAGGGCTACAGGCGGATTAACAGGCGGTTCACTGGTTGTTATCGGCGGCAGACCTGCAATGGGTAAGACTTGCTTTGCTCTAAACATCGTAGACCGAAAATTGGCTGATGGTGGTATCGGAATCATGTTCAGCATGGAAATGGGCAAGACCGAAGTTTTTAATCGGCAGTGGGCGGCTAAGTCTGGAATCAGCCTCAAGAAAATACGCCAGCCCAAAACTCTAGCAGATGACGAGTGGCATAGATTAACGCCAGCTAGTTCGATTCTAGCCGATTACAAGCTATTGATTGATGACCAAAGCGGGTTACACCTTAACCAAATTAGATCAAGGGCTAGAGCCTACAAGCGCAAACAAGGATTCTTGGATTTCATCATTGTTGATTACCTAACGCTAATGAATTTAGGCGAAGGCGACAACCGAGTGAATCAGATAGGCGAAGTGACGAAAGGGCTTAAAAACCTAGCGCGTGATTTAGATATTACAGTGATTCTACTTTCACAGCTCAATCGAAGTTTAGAGAGCAGACCTAACAAACGACCTGTTATGTCAGACCTTCGAGATTCAGGCGCAATCGAGCAAGACGCTGACGTAATCGCATTTTTATACAGGGATGAAGAATACAAACCAGACACTGAGCAAAAAGGAATTGCAGAGGTGAATTTTGCCAAACAACGCAATGAGGCTACGGCTGTAGTTCGTTTGGTTTTCAAGGGTGAGCTGCAAAGATTTAGTGATATGGCTTACCCGCAACTTAACGGAGGTCAGTAATGTTAGTAACAACGAGACAAGCTAGAAACACACTAATAGCCAAAGGCTTTAATCCAAAGCTGGTTAATTGTTTGAACGGTGAGCTTTTAGAGGTAAACCTAAGCAATTTTGTCCTTTTGTACGACCCAATGAATAAGCGGTGGCGCAAGCGTAACGAGCCTTCACTTTGGGTTAAGTGCAAGACAGTTCCAGGCTTTCTTAATCAAGCCAAGAAGTTTTTGGTTAAAAAGAAAAAGGTGAGAGCTAAGAGAATTATTAAGCCAACAGAAAGCCAGCAGGCATACATGGACAGCCTTTGCAGTCAATTAAACATTGATTATGTCAAGTGTAATACAAAGTCTGAGGCCATAGCTGTAATTGACGAGCTTGTTAAGCGTAAGAAAAACAAGGCAGAGATTAGATCAATCGACTCAAACCCAAACGCACCAAGAAAATACAAAACGCTAACGCTGCCTTTTAATAAACATGAGTTTAATCGTCTTGATGAGTCTGTGGCTGCATCTGGTGTTAGTAAAAACGAGTTTATTCGTAACGCTATCCGAGAGGCTGAATTGAAGATGCAGGTAAAGCTAGAAAACAGTAATCCATACGACATTAACGAGGCTAGGACACAGTTAATTGATGGAAGTGTAAAACCCTTTAAGACAATCGGCTTACAGTTCAACCGTTACGAATGGTGGGAGCTAGAGCAAGCTGTAAAGAAGTCTAAACGCACGACTAATTCAATAATCCGAGAGGGTTTAATTAAGGAGGTCGAGGCGGTTAGTGTTGATGATTTACGCCAGCAAGAAAAGGCGCGGGGAGGTCAGTAATGATTAGAACAAAAGTAAACCAAGAAGGCAAAGAGACGGGGCTGCGTAAATATATGAGCAGATCCCAACGAGAAAAACTTGGAAGCCTGCCCACAACACATCTTAACTGCAAGGAAAAGACGGGTGTATCCAGACCAGGAAAAACTGCGAGAGATAGAGCTAAATTAAAGCACACCATCAATTAGGAGGTCAGTAATGTTCACATTTATTCACAGTTCAAAATTATTGAACACACCAAGCCTGAACGACATAGTGGGCCAGTTTTTAACCGGCGAGCCTGATTTCAGAAATAGCGATGGTACTAAGCGAATGGAGAAGGCAGGCAAGCAAACCATTGATATTCCATCAGGAGTAATTGAGCGCATAGCTATCGGATATAAACGCGCACATGGTCGCAGTCAGTCATACGCGCAAGAGCAAGCCGACAAGCTAACGGCGCAAGGCACGAAGATTTCGCAGGGGACGTTACTTAAGCGCATTCACGATTTCAATCGAGGCAAGACTTACCGGAGTTTGTTATGAGCGGCATATTAATTATTTTATGGATAGTCTGCGCTTTATTCGTGGTCTATCAGGTATCGGCTGGGTTTGGCTGTAAGTGGGTCGATCAGTTGGAATTTAGGATTAAGCAGATTTTCGGAGGTTGGAAATGATTGGACTAAGTATTTTTTGCGTATGGCTTTGTGCGATTTACTTCGCGTCTGAAGTTGGAGCGTTTGATTTATGAAACATCACAGAGCAAAAGCGCCATTTGAATCCGTACTTAATGCGCGGCGGTGGTACGACAATTCATGCTTAGGTTATACGGAATTAACAAGGCTGATTAACGAATTGAGCGAGCCTAAGCTAATAAACCAGGAATGGGATAAGCCTAGGCCAGAGATTGTTAAGCGTTCGACTATGGTTGGATGGATAAACGAGTTGAGGGTGAGCGCATGAACCGCGAAGAAACGATATTGACGAATTGTTAGGAGCAGAAGATGACTGAGCAACAAACAAGACTAAGTGAGCTAACAGGCGAGATGAACGAGATAATGCGAAACATCGGACACTGTACAGCAAGGAAAGCGCACGTACAGGCTGAGATAGACGCAATCGAGAAGGCTATGCAAGAGGCGCACAAGCTAACAGACGAGCAAAGGGCAATCCGCGACCATCAAGGCGGCTGCGTGGAGTGTGGCGATGATTGATCTAACTTTCATCATAATTCTAGGCATGGCGGGGACAATGGCTTTGCACGTGGCGTTTAGCTTTCTTCGCCATAACGCAGACTTGACCGGATTAATCGGCGCGGTGTTTGGGCTGATATGCGCCGCAAGCACGATCTATTGCGCCTGGTTGATTTATGGGGGTGGGGCGTGAGTCAAATTCACGAGATAGCAAGCGAGGCTTTAACCTACTTGGCTGAGACAGACGAAGATTGCGCTAAGGCTAAAGCGCACATGAAAGGGCTAGAGTACAAGATTAAACGAGTATTAGCACAGCAGACTTTACAGGCTACGGCTAAGACAGCAGGGGAGCGAAAGTGTGTAGCAGAGGCGAGCGAGGCATATCAAGCAATAACTGAGGGCTACGAGTCGGCGGTATTGGATTATGAATTATTAGCGACAAAACGAGCAACACAATTAGCGCGGTTTGAATGGGCCAGAAGCATGAACGCGAACAAGCGTCAGGGCGGGGGTAATCTGTGAGCAAGATAAACCTGCTCGATTTATTTAGCGGAATAGGTGGTTTTGCTCAAGGATTAACACAAGCGAGTTTTGAGATTGAAAACCACTATTTTAGCGAGATAGAAAAACACCCAATAGCGATTTACAGAAACAAATTCAAAGAGGCTCAATATGCAGGATCAGTTACCGATGTTCGAGGCGACCGATTGCCAAAAATTAACGCTATCACCTTTGGATCACCTTGCCAGGATTTTAGCTTGGCTGGAAAGCGTGAAGGAATTGAAGGGGAGCGCAGCAGTCTTGTGCGGGAAGCAATACGGCTCATTGATGAGTGCAGACCAGACTTTTTTATCTGGGAAAATGTTAAAGGAGTGTTCAGCTCAAACGATGGCGCAGACTTTTGGGCAGTTATCCAAGCCCTTGCCGACATTGGGGGTTATAGACTTGAATGGCAATTGCTTAATACGGCATGGTTTTTACCCCAAAACAGGGAGAGAGTCTACCTTGTCGGATGTCTTGGAGCAGGAAGTGGACGAGCGGTATTTCCTATCACAGAAGGCTTTAACGACGCTACACAAGCACGACAACAACCCGTCAATGGGGTATCGGTCAACTGTATTGACGCAAACTACGCAAAAGGCCCGGACGGAAAGCGAACAATGATTCGCACAATTAACGGTGGCGACACTTGCCGGACAATACGATCAGGCGGAAGACAAATGCGAGTCGCAGCGCAAATAGGGCGCAACCCAGAAAGGCCCAGCGACAGAACAAAAGGCGCACCGATGCGGCAAGCCTTAGAGATTAACCACAACGGCACGACAAACACATTAACTAGCGTGGCTAAGGATAATTATGTGGTCGGCACTATGCGTAAATACAAAGATGGTGAGGGCTTTAGGGCAGTTTCTGGCGACCATTCACCAACAATTAACGCAAGGTCAAGACAGGATGGGGATATGCAGCCTTGTATTAAGTATGTGGTTGAGCCATATATTGAAAATGAAAATCTAAGCGGTCAAAGATTCAGAAACAGCTACGCAGGGACTCTGCGCGCCAACGCCAGCCATAATTACCAAACAGTAAACTCAATCCGCAGATTAACAGAGGTCGAATGCGAACGGCTACAGGGCTTTAGCGATGGATGGACAGAGTACGGAGACTATGAGGGCGTAATTAAGAAAGTGCCAGCCACAGCGCGGTACAAGGCGTTAGGTAATGCCGTTACAGTTGATGTGGTCCAGGCAGTAGGTGAGGCGATTCTG